GAATGTAAAAAATCTTAGTGAACTAGACGGTGCAAAACCTGGAATAGATAAACCTACTGGAAAAATTCAAGCTTTTAATAGAAACAAAGGCGGGGAGATCGTAGTTGGTAAAGGTGGAGATTACATTAAAGATCTTATAGACTAATCATGGGAAAGAAAAAAACTAATAATAAAAATCTTTATAGTTTTGGTTTATCAGTAAATGACCCTGAAAAAACTTACGATAGAAATAAAGAAGGTATGTATCATACTACTTTAGGAGGCTCTGACCTTAAAAGTTTATTTAAAGAAGATGGAAAAGGTAAAATTCGTATTAACCTTAAAAAACAAAAAAGTAAATTTCAAGGAGGGGAAAACCCTGGGTATGTTCCTGATGAAACAAAAGCACAAACTTCTGCTTCAATAGGTAAAGATTATGTTGGGTTTCAAATAAAGAAAAAATTCTCATCTGGTGGTGGAGTTGCAATTCAAGGTACTAAATTTTCAGGAGTTAAGTAATGGCTGGACTTGCGGATTTAAATAGGCAAAAAATTATTGAGAATGATAAAACATCCTCAGTACCTGTTAATAGATCTGATCTAGAACCCTACGAACCATCAGCAGCTAGAGGCGTTGCAGGATTAGCATTAGCTGGTGCAGGAGCCGTGGCCCTTAGGAACCCTATCGGTAGAGCTAATAAAAAAAATCGCAGGAATCAAATTACCCAAGGCTCCCGTTTCACGGACCACGGGACCAGTTGATGAGGTAGATGAAATATTATCTATAGTTCCAACTAAGATGGATAGAGGTCGAGCAATGATGGCACCTCAGATATCGCAACAAGAACAAATTAGACAAGTTGCAATCGCAAGATCAAACGAACTTAAAAAGTTATCTTACAACGCTCCACTTTCTCGTGGGGGTAAAACAAAAGAATTGGTTCATCTCTTTACGATTACATTGCAAGACACCCTATTGCTGGAGCTAGAAAACCAGAAGAGTGGATTAAAGATTTTAAATCAGGGGGTCCAGGATCTTTTAAGACAGGTAATCCTGAATTCAAAAATATATCACAAGCAGTCAAGAGAGAAGAGATGTGGGATGCTAACATTGCACAGTTTGATAAAGCTGGAAATCTTGTAGGTGGTTTTCTAAAGGTAGCTCAAGAAAAAAAGATTCCATTAACTAAAATGGATTTATTATACATTGTAGAAAAAAGCGCCTGTTAATAATTTAAAGATGAGAAAGCTTGGAACCGATGTTAAAATAGTAGATGAAGCTGAGGATCTAGGACGAGATATTAATAATAGTTTAGATGGTATAAAAAATAAAGTTATTGCTAAAGCAGGGGACAGCCAAGAAACAGAAGATATTATAGAGATTGTAGACTCCCTTCAAAAAAATGTAAGAAAACAAAATTCTTTAATGTACAATAAATTTAAAGAAGTAGAGGATCAGTACAGTGATTTTGATAAGTCTCCTTTTGGTGATCTTATAGGCAGCTACGAAGCTTTAATTCCAAAAGTTAGACGTCTTGGGGTCGAGGTAGATCCATTAGAGATAAGTAGAATTACTGAAGCAGGTAAAGCAAAAGACATAGATATTTTTAGAAGACTACAATTACAAAAGACACAAGGGTTTGAAACTAAGTATGGAAATTATAGTGAATATAGAATTAAAGGTGGGGATGAGTATTTTGAAAATGTAGTGTATTACCCTAAAGAATTACCTATGGGTCAGAAACTAAGTAGTGGTTTTAATAGACACTATAACAGTGGCGAGAAAAAAATACCTAATCAGATTTATCATGTAAGAGGTAGTATTAGAAGTGGGGGTAATGAGAATCAAAAAGTTATGATGATTGATGAGATACAATCTGACTACCACCAAAAAACTAAGAAAGATTAACCCGGCAAGGGATAAAGTACAAAATGCTTTTGGTTCAGAGATAGAATTCTTTTCTGCAAATAGAAAGCTTGAAAAAATGGTTGATGAAATGAAAACAATTTCAGCTAAAGGGATCAAAGCGACTAGAGAAGACCAAGCGAGATTTAATACATTAAATAGTGAATTTAGAGAAATGAGATCTAACTCACTTAACTTATCTAATATAACAAACAGAGAAGCTCAAGACGGGATTCCTTTTTTACCTCTTTACGGAAAAGAGAACTGGGGTGCACATGCTCTTAAAAATCAAATTAAAGATGCAGCGGACAGGGGTGTGGATTGGGTAGCCATCTCACCTGTTGAATACTTACACCATGCAAAAAGAACTAAGTATTTAGGGGACATAGAATTTTACGGAACAAGAACAGGTAAAGCAGGTTTTAAAGGATATGGCGGTAGACAAGGAGTAGTTAGAAAAGATGCTAACGATAATGAAGTTCCAATACAAGGTTTTACAGATCCTAAAAAGAAAGCAACTCTACCTGCAGCAATGGATAAAATAGCTAGGGAATATGGTTCAGAAGTTAAAACAATACCGGTTGCAAAGTCAGATCCTAATAAACCTTTTAAAGTTGTACAACAAGTAGATACTAAAAAAGAATTTGGTCTTAATCCAGACAAATCAAGAACTCAACATAAAGCTGCTTTTAAAACTGAACAAGAAGCTCAGTATTATGCAGGACGTTATAACGGAGAGGTTGAGAAGATAATGGAAGGTGATCCTAGGTTATATTTTGATGCTTACGCTATTAGAGTTAATAAAGAAATGGTGGATAAGCCTTTTAAAGCCTATAACACGGGTGGACTAGTCGTAAATATATTTGCATGATATTATAAACCTGTTATAACAATAGGAGAGATATATCATGGCAAGCAAAAACTTAAAAATTTTTAGCAGCAGGTGTCGCAGCTTATGCGGGATCTAAAATGCTAGGGCAGAAAAAAGAAATGGATGCCTACCTTAAAACTGAAGGTGGCGACAAATCAATGATGAGCGGAATTGCAAAGAAAAAAGGCTTTAAAGAAAAAGTAATGGATGCAGTTAACGTTTATAGAAAAAAAGGACTTAACACAGGTCCAGGACCAAATGCTACATCTGAAAAAGGTGGAACATTAGCAGGAGATTACTCAGGTATTGGTTTAGGTTCAATGGACGGGGCTAAATACGGTAAAATGATTAAAGCTAATAACGGTGTTATGGTTGAATCAAGAGGAAACAAACTAGCAAGAAGTAAACCAACTAAGATTTGTTAAATGACTGAAGTAGAGAAACAAAATGAACTTCCTGAAGAAGAAGAAGTAACAGAAGAAGTTGACGTAGAAGTCGAAGGTGGAGAGGAAGAAATTCCTCAAGAAGAAGAAGAAACCGAAGAAGACTTTTATAGAAACTTAGCTGAAGAGATGGATGACCGAACATTAGGTCGAATCTCTGCTGAACTTATTCAGGATTATAAAAGAGACAAAGTTTCAAGATCGGATTGGGAACAGGCTTACACTAGTGGTTTAGATTTACTTGGATTTAAATATGTAAATAATACTAGACCGTTTCAAGGTGCAAGTGGTGTTACCCATCCGCTCTTATCAGAAGCTGTTACACAATTTCAAGCACAAGCTTATAAAGAATTATTACCAAGTGATGGCCCTGTAAGAACAGCTGTCATTGGAGCAGACACACCAGAAACTCAACAACAAGCAGAACGTGTAAAAGATTTCATGAACTATATGTTAATGGAAGAGATGGAAGAGTACACTCCAGACACGGATCAAATGTTATTCTATTTACCATTAGCAGGATCTGCTTTTAAAAAGATTTACTACGACGAGATTAAACAAAGAGCGGTATCAAAATTTGTACCTGCTGAAGATTTAATTGTTCCTTACTACGCAACTGATTTAAAAGATTGTGAAAGAATTACACACGTTGTTAAGATGTCAGAGAACACTATTCTTAAACAACAAAAAGCGGGTTTCTATAGAGATGTAGAATTAATAGCAAAACAAGCTGAACAAAACCCTGTACAAGATAAACTAAATGAACTTGAAGGTGTTAAGCCTGCAGGAGAAAAAGAATACCAATACAATATTTTAGAAATGCATATTGATTTAAACATAAATCAGTTTGAAAAAGAAGATGCAGAAAAAGAAGTTAAGCTTCCATACATTGTTTCAATTGATGAAGGTTCAGGGGAAGTATTATCTATTTATAGAAACTATAACCAAGATGATGACTTAGCATCAAGAAGAGAATATTTTTGTTCACTATAAGTTTTTACCGGGTCTAGGTTTCTATGGTTTTGGTTTAATTCATATGATTGGTGGCTTATCTAGATCTGCTACTCAAGCATTAAGACAATTATTAGATGCTGGTACTCTAGCTAACTTACCTGCTGGATTTAAATCTAGAGGAATAAGAATTAGAGATGATGACCAACCTTTTCAACCTGGAGAGTTCAGAGATGTTGATGCGCCAGGCGGAAATATTAAAGATCAGTTTCAAATTTTACCTTTTAAAGAGCCAAGTGCAACTTTATTTCAACTTTTAGGCTTTGTAGTACAAGCAGGACAAAGATTTGCATCGATTGCAGACATGCAAGTTGGTGATGGAAACCAACAAGCAGCTGTTGGGACTACAGTTGCTCTCTTGGAGCGTGGTTCTCGTGTCATGAGTGCTATTCACAAGCGTTGTTACTACGGAATGAGACAAGAATTTAGACTTTTAGCAAAAGTTTTTGCTGATTACTTACCTCCGGTGTATCCATACGCAGTTACAAACGCAGATAGGTTCGTAAAATTAAAAGATTTTGACGACAGAGTAGATGTAATTCCTGTTGCAGACCCAAATATCTTTTCTATGTCACAAAGAGTAACTTTAGCGAATGAGAATTTAAAAATTGCAGTATCAAATCCACAAATGCATAATTTAAGAGAGGCTTACAGAAGAGTTTACGAAGCTTTAGGTACAAAACACATTGATGCATTATTAAAACCAGAAGTTCAACCTAAACCTGAGGATCCGGCAACTGAAAATGCTAAAGCATTACAAACACAACTACTAAAAGCGTTTCCCCAACAAGATCATGAGTCGCATATGGCGGCACACAGAGCATTTATGGCTACGAGAATGGTTCAAATAAACCCAATGGTGTATGCATTACTTCAAGGACATATTTCAGACCATATTGCGTTACAAGCTCATGGAGAAGTAGGTAACTTAGTACAAGAATCTCCAGAGATGCAACAACAAGCACAAATGGATCCTGAAGGATTTAAAGTACAGTTTGATTCTATGGTTGCAAAAAGAATTGCTGAAATAACTACAGCTTTAGCTCAAGAAGAAGCAGGTGGACAAAAAGAAGATCCATTAGTTGCCTTGAAACAAAGAGAATTAGATTTAAGAGCTATGGATATGCAAAGAAAAGCACAAGAAAATGTAGAATCTGAAGAAAGAAAAGCTGGAGAGTTTGACGAAAGAATAGATCTTGATAAAATGAAGTTAGAATCTTCAGAAGATCAAGCAGAAGAAAGAATTAGAATTGCAGAAGAAAAAATTGACTTAAACAGAGAGAAACAGAATGAAAGTAAACAACAAAAGAGTTAGAAAATTTAGAGGTGGTGGTGCTGACATGGGTGACCCAGGAAGAGCTCAAGAAAGAGCTGATAGGGGTTATGGATCTACTGCTGGAGTAGACAGAAGTGCGGTAGGACCTGGTTCAAATTACGCAAATAACGTAGCGGCTCAAACATCTAAAACAACTAAGACAGGAAATGCAACAGCTAAAACATTTAACCCGGTTACAACAGGATTAAATTTAGCAGGTTCATTAATAGGTAAAGTTCCTGGTGTAGGTTATGCGGTTCAAGGAATTACAGCATTAGGTAAAGGTTTACAAAAATCAACAAGAACTAAAACTGCAAGAGGTGAAACTATTTTTGGTAATGTTAAAACAGGGAATGCAGGAATGCCTATTACAAGAGATTATTATAGAACAGAAGGTACACCTTTAGATGTAACGAGTCCAAAAGGAACTCAATATATGAAAGACGCTGGATTTTTAAAAGGACCAAAACCTACAACTGATGGCGGCGGTGGAGAGGACAATAGAAAAAGTTTATGTCCAGATGGAACTAATCCTCCATGTAAATTACCAGCAACTCAAATTAAAAATCCTGTTTCAACACCTAATACTTTTTTTAAGTGGTTTTTAAAGCATACGATGATGGTGGTGAAGTTATAATATCCTCTAACGTAGATAAAAGTTTACTATGATAAAAATAAAAGACTTACAACAACTGTAGCTCCTAAAAAAGGACCTAACTCACAAGTACCACCTATTAAATTAAATGATGGTGGAATGGGTTGTGGTTGTGATGTATGCATGCAAGAAAATTCAAGAGGCGTTAAAGGAATTCAAGTAAAAGGTTTTAATTTTCAAGGAGTAAGATAATGTTAAAAAAATATGGAAGTTTATAGTTGATTCAGTAACCCCTAGCAGACAAGAACAGGTTGCTGTTAAATCACATTGTAATAAACATGATAAATATAAAAAAGGTTGTCCAACTTGTAGGTTATTAAATGCCAAGTAGTACAGCAAAAAAAAGTTTTAGCAAATAATCCAGAGAAGCAAATACTTTTTGATAATTTAATGAAAACAGAATATGATCCTAGTATGTCACATGAAGCAAATACTAGTAATGTTCTTGGTTTAATTAGATTAAAAGATATGGGGCCTAAATCTATACCTGGTAAATCCTCAGGTGGAGAAATAGAGTTAAAAAAAGGTAGCGAATACATAAAAGATCTGTTATAAGATCGAGTGTTTGACGAACTCACAAAAAAAGAACAATTAATATTCTTAGCAGGGCTATTCGAAGGTGAAGGCTGGTTCGGAATTCAAAAAAGAAAGAAGGACACACTCCTGCAGCAGTTTTGGAAGTGCAGATGTCCGATGAAGAAGTTGTTATACTATTTCAACGATATTTAAAAACAAATAGAAACATTCGTAAGAAAAGCAAAAAAGAAAAAGCACACTACAAAGATATTTACAGGTTTTCTATAAAAGGTTACCGTGCTTTACACCTTATGGAGGAGATGCTACCATATTTATGCAAAAGGAGAAAAGAACAATATTATGATGTGGTTAAATCTATTGGGAATGGGCCTAAAAACTGGAGCTCACCTATATTCAAACCGTCAGAAGACTAAACAAGCAATGTCTGATGCACAGTTAATGCATGCACAAAAAATGAGTAGTGGGCAATTAGAGTATTCTGGAAAATTACTAGAAGCTAGACAATCTGATTGGAAGGACGAATTTATTTTGCTTTTGCTGTCAATTCCAATCGTAATGCTGGGATGGTCAGTCTGGTCAGATAATCCCGAACATATGGAAAAAAATGGAATTATTCTTTTTGCATTTTGGAAATCTACCTTTTTGGTATCAAACAATTTTCGTAGGAGTCATTGCGAGTGTCTATGGACTTAAAGCAACAGATCTAATTAAGCGAAAATAGTTCAGATCTTTACAAAACGTAAATAGTTGCTATAACTACTATATGATTAGAGGTGATAGCACAGATTATGAATTACTTATTAAATGGAGTAAGGGATTCGATTGCCAAGGTTTTAAATCATGTGAAATCGGAGTTCGTGAAGGGCTTGGTTCTAAAATTATTATGGATAATATCATTAATAATTATATTCATGTTGGTGTGGATCCTTACGGTAATTTAAATTATCAACATTACGATAGCACAGGTTCTTACACTTGTGATTACACGGATCAGATGAGAGATACAATGCTAAATGATTTTTATTCTTACAGGAATGAAGGTAAGTTTACTTTATGTAACATGACCGATACAAAATTTATGAACCATACAGAACATAAGGATTCTAAGTTTGCATTTGTGCATTTTGATGGTCCCCACATGACTAAAGATGTTATCACTGAAGCTGTTTGGTTTGCGAACAGAGCAGCCCCAAAAACTAGATTTATTTTTGATGATTTTACTAAGTATAACCAAAGTTTAATAAACGAAACTCTTACACATTTTGGTTTCTTAGTTATAGAAGAGGGTGAAAACAAAATCTGTTTAGAAAAAAATGAATCTTGATCTAAATACACTAGACGCTATAAAGCACTATATTAATAAACAAATTAAACAAGTTAAAGAAGATATAGTGTACGGTATAGACACAATCGACAACCTCAAGTATGCTAAAGGGAAACTCAGCGGATTAGAAACGCTGCTTCAGGATCTTAAAGACCTGCAGAGAAATGAGGAGAATGTCGATGACGATAATACAAACGGATCCTTTAATAGGGATTTAAAAAAAGGGTGAGGCTGCACCTGATTCAAATGAAACAGCTATACCTACTGATAAAGCAGGTATTGATAAATACCTTGAACTAATACCGAAACCAGTTGGTTACAGACTTTTAGTTAGACCTTATTCAGGTCCTAAAAAAACTAAAGGTGGAATTATCTTTACTGACACAGCAAGCGAAACAATTCAAATGACAACCGTTGTTGGTTTAGTCGTTGCGATGGGGGATCTTTGTTATCAAGACAATGATAAATTTCCTAAAGGGGCCTTGGTGTGAAACAGGACAATTTGTAATCTACGGTAGATATGCCGGTTCAAGATTTAAAACAAAATATGGTGAGCACCGTATTTTAAACGATGATGAAATCATCGCAACCATAAGTAAACCAGAAGATATTCTGCATTTATATTAAACGTTAAGGAGAAAACATCATGGCTGATGCACAGGAGCGAGCTAACATACAACCTGAGGTTGAAATTGATCTTGATGACGTAAAGGAAACAAACGTCCAGGTTGAAGAAACTATACAGGAAGAATCAAAAGAACCAAATTTAAATTCTGGTGAAGTTGATTTAGGTTATACTGATCACGATAAAGAGCAACCAAAAGAAAAAGTTGCATATGAAGAAGTTCAGGAAGAACCACAAGAAGAAACAAAAAGCGAGGTAGAAGACCTTACTCAAGTTTCAGATCAAGTCAAAAAGAGAATTGATAAACTTACAAGAAAATTTAGAGAGTCTGAAAGAAGAGAACAGGCAGCTTTAGATTTTGCTAAAGGTTTACAAAAAAGTATGAGGATTCTGAATCTAAATATGATTCTGCAGATGAAAAATACTTAACTGAATTTGACGCTAGAGTTGATTCTCAAAGAGAAGAAGTCAAAAGAAAACTGAAATAAGCGATTGAAACTAATGATCCAGATAAAATCATGGAATCAAACGACGAACTTGTTCGGTTATCTATTGAAAAAGAAAAAGCTAAGAATTAAACTTAGCCGATAGAGAGTCAAGATTAAAAACAGCTTGAGGAACAAAAGAATAGACGTTAAAGAAGAGACCAAAATACTCAGAACAGGACGTAGTCCCGCACAACCTAGTACACGAGCTAGGGATTGGGCAGG